GTGGCGCGCAGCGCCTGCATGCCCTTGGCCACCGGCGCGGCTGTCATCGCCACGTCGCCTGCGAAGTCGCCCAGCTTGGCAGCAGTGTCCGCCTCCTGGCGGAAGGCCTCGCCCTGGCGCAGCTGCGCCTTGTCCTCTTCGGTGAGGTCGGTGACCAGCCCCTTCAGGCCGAGCGCGCCGCGATCCCAGGCGTGCTTGGCGCCGCCCAGGAAGCGCATGGTCTTGCCCATGCCGCGCACGTCCTCACCGGCATACGCGTCCGCGTCGGCCTTGCGCTTGGCCGCCGCCATCTGTGCGAACTGCGCCTTGGCGTAGTCGAGCACCGCGCCCTGGTCGGCGCCTTCCGGTGCCGTCACATCGAACACGGTCCCATCCGGGGCCTTCACTTCGTAGGTCGGCATCACATCCCCCGACGCGCTGGAGGCGCCGTGGCGCCCTTCGGAGTGATCGACCAACCCTCACCCCCAGGCGCGGCCGCTGGAGCTTCCCAGGAGCCTCCTGCGCCGCCTGCGCCTGCGCGCTGGCGAGCTGCATCGACCACACCCGGGCCCGCGCGCTTCGCGTTGTCGAAGGCCCAGTCGCGAGCGGCCTGCAGCTTGGTGATGGTGGTGTCGAAGTCGTCGGAAGCATTCGGCGCCCAGGCCGCAGCGCGAGCCAGCTCGCCGGCCGATTGCGCAGCACCGAAGATGCGGTTCAGCTCCATGGCCGCATCGCGCGTGACCTGGGCACGCAGGTTCATCTGTTCGCGGCTGAGCCCTGCCATGCCGCTCACCCAGCCCTGCGCCTTGCCGGGCAGCAACCCGATGGCCGCAGCAGTCACGCCGAATGCATCCGGGTTGCGCTCAATGCTCTTGATGAGCGCGTCCGCGCGCTGGCCGGAGCCGAGCTGCTCTTGCGCCTCGACCACCGCCTTGTCGAAGGTGTTCTTCGGCGTGTACACGCCCCCGTAGGGGATGTAGTTCGGCGTGCCGTCGGGGTTCATCTGCAGCACGTAGTTCACGCCGCTCTTGGTGTTGGTCACCACGTTCTTGCCCTCTGGCGTGAAGCCGGCAGGCTGGAACGCGCCCACCTGACCATTGGCCGCGCCGATGCGGCGCAACTCCTTCAGGTCATCCATGCGCTGGTTCTGCAGCTCGCGCTTGTCGGCCGCTTGGCGCCGCTCGGCCTCGTACGCACCACGCGCAGCCGCGCTCTTCGCTTCGAGCCCAGCCAGGGACGCCTCGTCGCGCTCGCGCAGGTAGTCCGGGTGGAACGCGAACTTGCCGGTGAGCGGGTCGGCCACGCCGCGCTCGGTCACGCGTGGCTGGCGCTGGGCGAGCGCCTGCTTGAAGATCGTGCCGCCGACGTTGCCGAGCGCCTCGTCCCCGCTGAGCTGGCCAAGCAGCCCGAGCTGCTGGAGCTGCGTGTTCTGCGCGAGCCGCGCCTGCTGCTCATCGGGGCTGTACATCGGCTGCGCAGGCTGCGCCATGCGCGCGCGCATGGCGTCGATCTGCGCCGCGTACGGGTCGACCCACTGCCCGAGGGTCTGCGGGAAGACGGTGCCGGCCATGTCACTGCCCCAGCGTCTTGCTGTAGCCCTCGAAGAAGCGGCGACGGCCAGCCTGCGCTTGCTCGTCGAGCTGCCCGAGCTGCGCTTGTCGATCCTTCTCGCCCGGGGCCATCTTGTAGTCGGTGAACAAGGACGCGGCGAGGTTGGCGACGCCCGGCCGGTAGCCCTTGCCGGGCTGCAGGCCTTGCGCGGCATCGGCGCGGAGCTGATCAGCCAGCGCCTGCTGACGCGCGATGCCACTGCGCGCCGTGCCCAGGCCCTGCATCTCAAGGATGGCCTGCACCATCGCCGGATCGAGCTGGCCGCCACGAGCGGCGCCCATGGCCGGCGGCGGCATCGCGCCAGGAGCCGGCAGGCCTGGAGCGCCTGGAGCGCCGGGCGGCTGCATCGGCTGGCGCATGCCGGGCTGCATCGGCTGGCCCTGCATCAGCGAGTAGTCGGGGTAGGTCATCGTCGCTCTCCTTTACGGCCCGAACATGAACGCCCGGCCGAACTGGCCGGCGGCTCCGAGCAGCGCGTTCATGCCGGCCTGCTTGTTCTGGTATGCGTCCTGCGCAGCACCGTACTGCGCATGCGCGGCGCCCATGTAGTCGACCGGCTGGGCAGCGCCTGCTTGGTTGTAGCCGCTGAACTGCGGCATGCCCACCTGCTGGCCGCTGATGATCGCGTTGATTTCGTTGAGGCTGAAGCCGCGCCGCTGCATCTCCTCGGCCAGCTGCTGCTGGCGCATCTGGTTCTGGAACTGCGCGGCCTGCAAGCCCTGGTTGAAGTTCTGCGCACCGGCGGCCTGCCGCTGGCCGAAGGCCTGCTGCTGCTGGCCCAGGCCGAACTGACTCGCCCCGAGCTGCTGTGCGAACGCTTGCTGCTGCGCGGCGAGCTGCTGGTCACGCGCGGTGTTGCCGAACTGAAAGCCCTGGCCCAGCGCGGTGTTGGTGAACTGACCCTGCTGGCCCACCTCGCCGACCTGCTGCTGCCGCAGCCCGATGTCCATGCCGAAGTTGCGCTGCGCCTCGGCGCCGCCGCCGGTGATCGCGCCCAGGTTCGCTTGCGTGTAGGCGTCGTTGCGCGAGCGGTCGAAGTCGGCCATGGCGCGCGAGTAGGCCTCGCTGTTCTGCGAGATGCCACGATTGGCGAGGTCGGTTTCCAGCGACTGCTGGCGCTGTTGCCACTGCGGGTCCAGGCGCGAGGTCGCGCTGCGGTAGATCGCATCCTCCGCACGTGCGCGCTGATCGGCCGAGCCCTGCACCTGCTGCGCGCCGCTGAAGTCGAGCGACGTCTGCAGCTGCGGCGTGCCCTGGCGCGACGTGTCGATGGCCTGCTGTCGAGGTCCGAACCCGAACGGGTTCGTCATGGCGTTGAGCTGCCCGGCCTGCGGGCCGCTGGCCCACGGCGCTGCGTTGCCCCAGTTCATCGCCTGCGAGAACTCCTGCTGCGCGCGCGGCAGCAAGCTGTTGGCGAGGTCGCTGCGGCCGCCCTGCAGCGCGATCTGTGAGTCCAGCGCGCTCTGCAGGCGCGGGTCCAGCGTGGTGTTCTCGGTCCAGCGCGTCACCGGCTTGCCGGTGCTCGGGTCAATCGCGTTGCTCGCGCTCCACGAGGTGCTGCCCCAGGGGTTGGTCTGGTTGGCGCGATTGGCCCACGTCTGCTGCGTGATCGCCTCCTGGCTCGATTCACCTTGAGCCTTCGCGGCAGCGGCGTAGTCAGGTGCGGGTGGTCCGCTCTTCTTGCCCATGGTGGTCCTTCAATGCGGCTTCAGCCAGCGGCACGCGCCGCGCGTCATCTGCCAGATTTCGAGGTCGTCCTCGAGCCCGCCATGCGGCACCGTTGCGCACAGCTCGAAGCCCACGCGCTGCACCAGCTCGCGCGAGGGCACGTTGGTCGAATCGATCAAGGCCAGCAGCACCTCGCAGCCGGCGTGCAGGAAGCCGTACTCGAAGATTTCGCGAATGATTCGCCGCGAGAACAGCTCGGGGCGTTGGATCACGATGTGGATGCAGCAGGTGCGACCGATGAAGCCGTTGAAGCCCACGGCCACGGCCACGTGGTCCATGCTGGCAGGCCGCCCCATGAACTCGTCGGGCACGTACACCGCGCCGCGAAAGTCGTTCGACCAGTGCAGCCCGAGCCTGTTCTGGAAGAACAGATGAACGAAGCGTGCGTCGCTCACCTGCATCACAGCGGGCCTCCCAGCTTGAACATGTACTCGATGCTCGCCAGCGTGGTCGCCTCTTCGGAGCTGATGAACACCGATGGCGCGATGGCGAAGCCCAACGCTTGCACCGAGCGCCATTCGCCGAACGAGCGCCGGCCACCGGCCCAGAAGTCCTGGTTCCAGTACGAGCTGTCCCACAGCGAGCCCACAGTGCCACCAGCCGTGGACGTGAGGCTGAGCTGGTCAACCTCGAAGTCCACGTTCATCAGCGACGCGTACGAAGGATTGGCCCTGGCCAGAAAGCTCAGCCGCATCATCAGCAGCTGCTTCTTGACCGTCGGTGCGCCCAGGTAGCTGAAGGCCGGCGTGAGGCGCGCGCGGATTTCCTGCGCCCCCGTGCCATCGAGCAGCATGCCGTCGGTGTGCCCCGAGAACACACGCAGCACGCGCGCGTTGTCGGTACCGCCATACACCTCATTGAGCCGCCGAGCGAAGGTGCGCGCGGGCACGTCGAGCATGCGCGACCACGCCATGCTGTGCTGCTGGAAGACGTACTGGATGTTCTCGCTGACGCTGATGCTCGGGCGCGCGATCTGCAGCAGCGCGAGGTTGGGCAGCGCGAGCAGCTCCCAGCCTTCGGTGTTGAGCAGCGTCTGGAAGTCGGTGTTCAGCGTCTCCTGCAGCTTGCGCAGCTGCACCAGCAGGTCGGTGTCGCTGGTGAGGATGTTGTCCAGGCCACCCTGCACCACTTGGTTCACCGGGATCACGCCGAACTGCGTGAGCACGTAGACGTTGCCGCCAGTGGTCGTGAAGCAGCGCCGGCCCACCGGCGGCTGGCCGATGTACCACGTGCCCACGTTGGAGAACTTGGTGGCGTCGGTCGGGTCGGTGCCCTCGTAGATCACGAGGTCCCCCGAGGTGCCCAGGATCACCAGCCGGTCGTCGATGCCCGCACCATCGTCCTGGGTCCAGTTCGCAAGCCCCAGCACCGCGCCGCCGTGGATGAGCTGCGGGCCGAAGTCGAACAGCGTCGCCGCACCACCCACTGCGCCAACCTGCAGCGCCCACATCTCCGCACTGGCGCGCTTGATGAACAGCAGCCGCTTCTTCCACACGCACACCTGCACGAAGGTCGACGGATCGACACCGGTGATGACGCCGGGACCAGGGCCGCCGACGCTGGTCATCTTCATCCACGACACACCGTTGTAGAGAAAGGCGCCGTCGGTCTCGCTGCACGCGATGAGGTACTGCGCACCGCCTGCGGCGGTGAACTGCACGTGGCTCATCGTGCCCGCGTTGGTGGCGCCGCTCAGCGCCATGACCGTCGGCACTGCCATCATGTCGCCGCCGCCCTCGATGTCGAAGATGCCCTCGTCGACAACAGCGAACAGCGTCGATGACGTCAGCGGGTTCGCGAGTGAGTTCGCAGGCGCACCCTCGTACGACATGACCGTGCGCACCACGCCCATCGAGTCGCCGCCGATGTTCGTCGCGTACTCGCGCCAGCCCGTGCGCAAGGTCAGGCCCAGCTCGCTGGAGATGAGGTTGTCCATCTCGATGGCGTCGGTGGGCGGCATGTCCGCGATGGCACCCGTGGTGTTCAGTCCACGCACCGGGGGCAGCACCGTCTGCAGCTGCTGCACGAGCCGCTGCGGCGTGTGCCGTGCGCGACGGGCGGGCATCAGCATGGGTCAGCTCCCGTAGCCCGTGTCGGGGGTGTTGAACTCGGTGGTGAGCAGCGGGTAGCTGTCGCTGCGCGTGACGCGCAGCACTGGCGCGTCGCTGTCAGCGCTGATCGCAGCTTCGAGCAGCTCGTCGTACTCGCTCTGCGCGGCGGTGGTGTCGAAGCCCTTGGCGGTGAGGAACTGCAGCTTGAGCAGCGCGGTGATCAGCTCGTTGTCGTGCTGCACGATGTCATCGTCGGCGTCGATGTAGTCGCGGTACTCGCTGGCGTCCGCAGCATCACGCACCCAAGCGCGCGAGCTGTAGTCGATGCGCAGGCTCTGCGCGGTGGGCGGTGCTTGGTAAATCTCGAACAGCCCGTTGCGAGTGCGGTAGATCACCGAGATGGTCGAGTTGCCCAGCGCGCGTGCCTTCAGGCACTGCCACTGCGGGTCCGTGGCCGGGCCCAGCATCGGCAAGCGCGAGGTGGAGTTCCAGCCGGTCAGGTCTTCGAAGCTGTCCCAGTCGGCCGGCAGCGCGTAGGTCGTCGCGCCGGTGGTGACCAGCTCCCAGGTGCGCAGCAGCTGCTGCCAGCGGTGCGTGTTGGTGGGCTTGATCAGCTTGCGCCCGGACCACGTGAGCAGGCGCAGCATCTGCTGCGCCGTGGTGTCGTTGATGGCGGTCACAACAGACGCGGGCACGGGCAAGCCGAGCTGCCCGCATGCGTCCTGAATGATCGTCAGGGCGGTCCCGCGTTTGTTGAACAGCGCCATGTCACGCCTTCACGCCGGTGGCCAGCATCTTCTCGATGCGCGCGGCCTGATCGCGCACCGCCTCTTGCAGCGCGGCGATCTGCGCGGCCTGTTCAGAGATCAGCTTCGAGGTCTTGGCCGCCTCGGCCGCGCTCTGCGTCTTGCCCAGCCACACCTGGGCGTGCTGCTTGAGCTGCGTGAGCCCAGGCACGCGCGAGACGATGTCATCGCGCACGCCCGCGAGCTGCTCGACCGTCTTGATGCCCAGGTAGCGGAACTCCTCGCACTGCGCGCGGGTGAGGAACGGCCAGTCGGACAGGCGCGTGCCGCTGACCTGCTCTTCCTCGCTCATGCCCTGCTTGAACATGCCGTACTGCTTGCTGAAGCGCTGCTTGTCCTGCGCGCTCGCCGGCCGGTCGATGACGGTGTTCTTGTCGCCGGGGATGATGATGCGCACGCACTCGACGTCATCGAAGATCGCGCGGCCCTCTTCCGCTGTGCGGGCCTCGTTCTTGATGACGCCCATGTAGAAGACGACGAACAGTGAATCGTCGCCAGCGTTCTGCCGCGTGAAGATGGTCGGGTCGCCGTCGTAGGTGTCCATGTAGTTCTCCGGTTGTGGGGTCACTCGGGTGTCGCGAGGTTGGCGTCGGTCTCGACGGTGAGGTTGAAAGCCGCACCACCGATGCGCTGGGTGGCGACCGCTGCGCCGTCGGCGCCGGTCACGCCGATGCCTGTGCTCACCGCGCCCGTGCCCTGGCTCGCGGTCTCATCGACCACGACCGGCGCCGCAGAGCTGCCAAAGGTTGCTGCCATGTCGTCCTCCTTCAGGCATCACGCAGGTGATGCAGCGGGTGGTTCGGATCGTCCAGCTCCGAGCGCTTCTCCTGCTTGGGTGCATCGGGATCGGCTGCAGGCTCGTCGCCGTTGTCCGGGTCGACGGGCACCGAACGAGCGTCGGCGTCGGCGGGGTCGGGACGCGGAGGTGCCGGGGTATGTCGTGTCATGTGCTTGCTCCAAACGGCCCGGGGCGCGAGCCCCGGGAAGTGGCAACCGCGAAGGGAGGCTCACCAGC